CGTATTCTTTAAACTCATTAATTACATTATTTTTTACCTCTTCAGCAGAAACATTACTAGCTGTTAAGTGTTCTAATAGTGTAACTTTATTAGAAATTATCTGATTGGTATTTGTAATTTCTGGGGAGTTGTCTATTTCTACTAATGTATAAAATGAGGCATATGCCTTATAGTGAGGTAATTTATGGGAAAAGAAAGCTTGTGTATCATAGTGAGCTTTAATTTCTTTAATTAAATTATACTTTTCATTTCTTAATCTACTACGATTTAACTTTGTAGAAGATTCTAGTAAAGTTTGAACCAGTAAGTTAGCTCTAGACTCAGAAAGGTGAATATTTTTTGTAAGGGACTCATATAATTTGAGTTCTTTACTTAATTCACTTTTACTAAAATATTTTTTAATAATATTAAGAGCCGACGATTCAGTCGAATTTAAAGTATCAGCTGTCACTTGACGAACTAATAATTCAAACAGAATTCCGGTATTTTTGTACTTTGAATGCTTAATGTCCATTCTCAAATAATTTGTTATAAATATATAAGGAGATACTAACCTTTAATTCTTGATTCATCTAATAATGATTCTTTACCTTTATCCGAAGTAAATACCATTTCTTTACCCATAGACTCAATCAATTGTTTATTTTTAGCATATACTGATTGAGCATTTTCTAAGGTAGACTGTGATGATCTTGTTGGGTTATTATAATCGTTTTTCATCCCATCCGCTCCTAATCTATCTTTACCAAAATTGCTATCCTGGGTATTACGATTAGAGGCTTTTTCTTGGGGTCTACCTAAAGTTTCTTTTTCATTATACCCATCAGGTACATTAGCAGGATCACTCTCCATCCTCCCTTGCCCATATAATGAGGCTAAATCATGAGGTGTACCGTAAGATTTACCGGTTTCTAATGGATCATTACCTTCGGCTTCGATTTGACCTTCACGGAATTTACGTTTTTTATCTTGAAGGATAAGATCACGATATTCATCGAATTGGTCTTCACTAAAGTGGAAAATATTATCATAAATCCAATCTGTCGGTAGTAAGTTATTCTCCATAATAGAAGAAGCTAACTCTACTTTTTCCTTCATTAATGCAATTCTTTCTTGATCATATATGATAGAAGGAGTTGTTAATGATAATTCAAAGTTTACTAACTGCTCATCTGTAAATCCTTGGGCATATAAGTGAACTAACGCTATTTTATATAATTCTGAGACTAAGATACGTTGGATGCGCTCTATGGTTCTTCCGAATCTAATATCTTCAGCAGCTAATGTAGCTTTACCATCTGTGTTTTCATCATAACCCATAAATGCTTTTGGCACTTTAAGGGCAGCAAATAATTTATCTCTTAGATATTCAACATCTTGGATACCATCATATTGTAATCCTGGGGTAGTATCAATCTTAGTTGCTGTATCATTACCTCTAACAGGTATGTAGAAGTCTTCGAGCATGTTTTGAACATTATATTTAAGATCATACTCACCTGTTTTTTGGTCAATGTGTGGAGTGCGTTTCATTGTAGAAATTGTTTTCTGCATGAAATTTTCTACCTCAGCAGGTGGGATACCACCAACGTTCATATAAAAAATACGCTTTTCGGGTGCACGAACAATCCTATGGATTAACATTGCATCCTCCATTAAAGTATATTGTTTAAATAATTTACGACCAGGCTCAATATATGAACGACCATAAGGGAGATAATTCATATCAGATAATAATCTAAAGTGAGCTATCTCATAATTATCAAATTGAATCCCTGTGGTTTGTTCTTGATTTGGGGTATAATACATACCTGAACTGCCACCAAAGAACCCATCGGGGTTGTAGTTAAATATTACTTTTGTAGGGTGTTCAGGATCGAAGTTTTCTTGTCTTTCAATGTGGTAAGCAGAATAGGGGATTACATTGTATACACCAAACTTTTCTGAGATTTCTAGTTTAAGGAAGAAATCACCATACTTACACATTTGTCTAACCCATGACCATAAATTAAATTCAATGTTTAAAACATCGTAAAATAAATTATATAGAATTTTTTGAATATCATCATCTGAAGAACGGATAGACAATACCTCACCCATATCATTCTTTAATGTAGACTCATCAGCTATAATGTCTAGGGCAGAAGCTATAATAGCATCTGTATCCATAGCATCATAATCCGAATATAACTGAGTTCTTAAATATTGGTAATTTAAGTTAAACTGTTGACCATGGAGGGATGTTGATGCTGGGTTTTGATAAATGCCTTTAAACCTATTCATTAGGGCATTTGTTTCAAATTCCCCTGAGGTTTGAATTCTATCGGCGTCTATTACTCTTAGTTTATCCCCACCTTGATTCCTGATGACTACATCAGTAGAGAATAAACGTTGTAATCTTGGAAAAAGTGATTTATCTGCCATTGTGATTTATCTATATCTTATAAATATGTTAAAGGAGCCAACTAATGTCTTCTTTATTACCGTTAATTTCTTGACTATATGGGTTAACATTAACTCTATTATTAGTTCCATACCCCGCAGAATAGTTAGTTCGTTGTGATGATATATTACCTAAAGTAGCTTTTGTCATGTCTATACCCTGTTGTTTAAATTTAAATGATGTATCACGCATAAACATTGCAATACAAAATGACATTACTAAATCGTCATTATAACCTTGTTGTGCTTCTGCTCTACCATTTCTCCAAACGAATACTTTCATTTCGCTTACTAACCTTTTGGATTGTATTGTGACTCCTTTATCACTAATATATTCTTGAAACTTACCAATAGCCATTGGTCGTGTTTTAGAAGACATAGTAAAACCCGGAGTCATTTTACTTGTATCCATATATTGTTCAAAATACGAATCAGAGCTTATATTTCCACTTTTAGGTGAGTAATAAAGGTTAGGATAATTACGATCTATTAAAATTTGAAGAGTAGCCCACCCTATATTAGCATTTTCAACTACTAATAAAGCATTATTATATTCAGTAGCTATACCAAACAGCAGGTGACCATATTCTTTAGTACCGATTTGACCCCTATATTCACCTACTTGGGTATTAGATTCAATATCAATTATATGAAACGCAGAATAATCCTTACCATCACCCCTAGCAACATCTGCTACTACCATATAACTTCTTGAATAATCCGCTGGTTCCCAAATCCATAGGTTCTGGTCAGCACCTCGCTTTTCTAATGGGTCTTTAATATATGTTGATTCATAAAACTCAATATACTCATTATAAAATACAGTATCACCTGATGTGCTAAAATCACAATCACACTCTTGTGCTGCTAATCTTGGATCGCCTAAAAGTTCATCTTGCCTATCTCTCCATTCTTGGTCGCGTTCTGGGTGGACAAACCAAGGGAGTTTTATAGGTAAAAACTCATTTTCCCCAGATTCAGCTCTAACCCAAGTTTGGTGAAACCAGTTACCGGTACCATAAGGGGTTGATAATACAATAGCACCACCACCCGTTGCTAATGTTTGTTGGGCTGAGGCCCATGTTTCAGCAATGTTATCAATAAAGGCAGCTTCATCAATTACTAGAAGGGAAACTGCTTCTGATCTAGCGGCATCTGCATTAGAAGATTTTGCTTGGATTTTAGAACCTTTTATTAATCTTAAAGATAATTTATTATTTTCAACTGCTTCTAAACGAAGCCAAGATGGTAAATTAGTCCACATAAACTCTACCTTAGTAACTAAGTTACGAGCTGTTGCCTGTGTAGTTGCTAATGCTAAAACGTTTTTATCTTTATGGAAAGTCATTAACCACAGAGAATAACCTGCAGCTAAAGTAGAAATACCTAACTGTCTAGATTTTAAAATTGTAGTATAGTCGTGATTTTGAAATAAATTTAATACTTTCTCTTGGAAGGGGTATAATGCAAATTGTATTCGACCACGTTGTGGGTGTTGTATAAAACAGTATTTTTTCATAAAATGAACCGGATCTTGGGCACATTTTATATATTCTTGTCTTATTACCTTTTTTAAGTCTTGACTCATTTACCTATTTTCCAGTATAGGCGGCCTGATATTATTGGGAAGAAATCTTTATCTACCCCTAAACCAAAACCGTATACATTTCTTTTTTTATTAACGTACATTAATTCACCGCTAA